GTCGTAAGATTGGATCACTCCCTTCTGTAGAGAAGAGAAGTAAAACCCTTTTCTGGTTCCGATAATGACCTGAGATTATCCGCAGTGCTTAGTGAGTTATCTTATAACAAACTAACTGCAGAGGTGGCACCTTGATAACTGGCGTCCCTGAAAAGGAACAGCGCAGTAGTCTTAGCCAACATTAATACTAATAAAAGATGAAGAAATTTATATTTAATATAAATCCTAAATCCCTCAAAAGATTAACTGTTGATACACCTAAGTCTATGTTTTCGCTTAAGGATTCGAAAGAATTCTTATCTATCCTATTAAAATATTCTTGGAAAATTTCCTCGATTATCTTTAACAGGGTAAAAGTTGTCTCTCGAGTTAAAACTATACATAACTTTGGACAATTTATTCTTAAAATGAATAAATGTCATGGAACTTCATTCACTATTAAATGGATGAAAGCTTCATCAGTCGCACTACAACGTTTCCTTGCAGGATCTCCTTATAAATCTTTAAGAGATGCCGAACCTTCTATGCCACTACCGAGACTCCATAATGGAATCCCTTTCATTATCCAGTCGCAAGATCGAAGATCTATACGTAATGGTAATGCTAGTGTTATAAGGTTTTGGTTGACATTGTTCAATCTTTATCGAATTATAGAAGGACCATTATCACCTAAGTTAAATACTATTACTGATCCTTATACAGGACAGCAAAGTATACTTGATGATTTTGATACCTTTATATCGAAAGATATGAAGAGATTGTTGAGAGAGTATTTACCCTCTAAGCAATCAATCTCAGCCTCTTATATTGTTAAATCGAGATCTGCCAGTACTAATGCTAGTGTAGCCATGTCTTCCGTACTATCCGATTTGTGTTGGATAGTCCAAGATGCTGATACCTATAACTTATTTAAGCAATATGCTATAGCATCAAAATCTTTTGTGTTATTTAGAAAACTCGATAATTATACCGAATATCTATTTAACGCACTTACAAAAGGGGCCAGAATTCCAGTAAAAGGGAATATGGCATTTTGTGCAGAAGAAAATGGAGGAGAAGTTCGAAGAACATTCCTACCGGATCAAAGAACG